TCTGGATGCAATTAAGACTGCTGCTTTTGCGGGAGCAGCTCTTTTGACAGGAGCGTACGGGGTGAATTGTCGAGGGGGATTTATTGAAGCGGCCTGGCAATTTATGTCACGTAAGAATGTTTTAGTAGATTCTTTGTCTGATTGTGTCACTTCTGTTATTAAAGCTTTTGAATGGGCTTTTAACAAAATGTGTCTTTTTGCTGGAGTAGAGCAAACATATTCGTTTATTAGCTCGAATTCGGCAGATATAGATGATTGGGCCAAAAAGATTTCAGATATAGAGCATAGCATTGCTCTGGGATCCTATTCTTATTCTCTGGACACTTACGCTGAAGTGGAGACTTTAGACTCTCAAGGTGATTATTTCTTGAATAATGTTTCTAGAACTAAAGAATCCTCTGGAGTGGTTCAGTTTTTGTCAGCTAAGAAAAGAATGATAGGTAAAATTAAAGATAGGTTCGGCATGTCCTCCTTTGCAGCGGATGGTGTTCGACAAGAACCTGTCTGTGTTATTATGCGAGGACAACCTGGAACAGGTAAAACAGAAATGACATCGCTTTTACATGCTGCTGTTACAGCTCGGACTATTCCTGAATCTTGGAGGAAAGATTTTAAGAAATCTCCTGAAAGGTTTATTCATAATCGTCAAGCTGAGAACGAGTATTGGGATGGATATCAACCAATTCACTGGACTACAGTTTTTGATGATTTTATGCAAATTAGAGAAGTTGTGGGCCAGGCTGATGGCGAAGCGATGAACGTTATTAGAGCTGTAAATGGTTGGGCTTATACTTTGCACATGGCTAATTGTTCGGAGAAAGCCAATACCTTTTTCCAGTCTAAGTTTGTTTTCCTCACTACGAACCGTGATAAATTGAATAGTGACGTCATTTGGAGCCAAGATGCTCTTTATAGGAGGATGCATATTGAAGTTGATATTCGTGTTAATCCTCTCTACGCAAGTAAAGATAATCCTTCTCGAGTTGACGGTAGCTCCTTGCCGGTTGATGAAGACGGTAATACAATTTTTGATCAAAATGTTCCCCTCTATTTTTTAAGGGATCCACCGTCCATAACATCAGATCTAAATTCTGTGGGTTCTGTATCCTCATGCATTGAGTCAGACCCCAACAAAGGAAGATTTGTTTCTTTTGATGAATTAGTTAATATTTGTGTGGAGAGGTTTGAAATTAATCGAGCCAGGCATATGACAAAGTTGAAAACTTTGCAGAAGGTGGTTGAGGAGTATCTTCCCACTGATGATACAGGTTCCTCGGTGTGGTCTGCAGACACTTCGTCTGATCTTGATGAGGGTGACATGACGTTTATTGAACAATACACTAAACCCATGCTGAAGAAATGGCTTTTTGATGTGCAGCACACTAGCATGTTCGTAAGTACGAACTGCTATAAATCGTATCCCTGTGCGAAAGATATTGAAAAGTTAGTAGGTTACTATTGGTTTTTGGTAGCACATATTGAGGATCCTTTATATTTTAAGAGAATACGAAATTTTAGATATGCATTTGAGTATGTGCTAGATTTAGTTAATGAAAATCGTGGAGATTCTGTCTTGATTACAATGACGGGTGATCACGTTTTTTACGCTATGGCTTGTGCGATGTATGAGCAGGTATTGTCTTTAGAGATTTTTGATTTTGATTGTTTGGAAAACTCTTTTGAACAGTTGTGTGCTGCTATTCAGGAGCAGCAACCTTTTGATTTGCCATTATCTCGGTGGGCTAATTTTAAAGCTACTGTATTTGAGTCCATCAAGAAATATATACCCAAAGTAGATGCGGACAGTCCGAAGCTTCTGTTTTCGAAAGCTTGGTCTGGTTTCAAAACTGCTGCTAAATGGTTGTTGCCTCTAGTTGCTGTGCTTTTTGGTATCAAGATGATAACTAATAAGTGTTGCAAATGTGTTAGGTGTAGTGATCTTGATAAATCAGAAGTCCCTTGCACTTGCTGCAAGTGTTTGTGGAATGTTTCATTGAAACACTGCGCTTGTTCAGACTGTATAGTAAATGAGAATGTTTTCGGAGAGCAAAAAGAACCTTGTGTTTGTCACAGGTGTTCTCAAGCTGTTCTTCCTCCTTTGACCTCAGCTGTTAAGATAGTTGATGGAAAAGGAAAGAGAAGATATGGAGGGGGTCATTGCTGGTGCAATAGATGTTTGTATTTACAACCGCCTCCTATCAATTCCCCTTCCTTTAAATGTTCTGTTTGTAAGTGTTGTAAATGTTTGTCACATGAATCAATAACTTCTCACTGTTTGTGCACTTGGTGTGTGTCTAATGCATCGTATTTTAGTGGCTGTACTTGTCACAAATGTCTCCATATAGAGACAAATTATGATATGGTGAAACCTTCTCCTCTTACTAGGGATGAGTTTAGACAAGCTCACAAAGATTCTTCAGAACCTCAGTCCTATGCCCATGGTCAAGTGCGTGGGAGACCAAGCAATATAGCTAAATTGAAAGAGTCTTTACTGGGAACAAAAGTTCAAGGGGGAGATTATGATGAAACTCTGGTAAACAGTCCAATCCATAGGATTGTTTCCCGTAGTTGTTTCAAATTTAGTTTACAGTCTGTGGAATCCGATAGGATGGTTCCACAAGGGTTTGCATTGTTCTTAGGTGGACCGTGGATGATGATTCCTCACCATTTTATGGAGGGTGTTCTGATAAATTGCTCTTATAAACCTGAGTTAGTCAATAACTCTTTTGAATTACTGAAAGTCAAACAAAAAGGTCTGAACTTTGGAGCAGAACCTGAATTGACGTATCGGGGTTCGTGGGCTGACCTGATTAGAGGTTATAACGAAGAACATATTGATTTGTTCGATGAGCAAGATGTATGTGTTATTAATTTGTCGAGTATTTTCACCGACAATTTCCCTTCTATAGTTAAGTATTTTGCAACGGAAGATGACGTTGCAGCTCATAATAGCTTAACCTATTCGCTTATCGTACCAGATCCTAAGAATTTCCGACAAATTAACGGAATCTCTCAGTATAGTGAGAAACCAGTTTATGTAGAGCATGCTACCGGAGCTTCGATGCCTTTGCAAAAGAGTTACGGGTATGTTGGTCACTTTTCTGAAGGGCTGTGTGGCTCTCTGTTTACTCAAATTGGCTCTGATTCCCGACGAGAAATTTTGTATGGAATACATACTGCCGGAAATAAAGATCTCAATAGAGGTTATTCATCTGTTGTTACTCAAGAGTGGATAAAGCGAATATTAGAGCCTAGCAGTTACGTGAGGGAAGAATTAATCGATTTGCCTTTGGAGCTGCAGGAAACCTCTCACCTTACCATAGAAGATCTTTTGGCTGTGAAAGCTAAAGTTCAAGGGGACTTTCCAATTGGGATGTCCCTTGTGTATAAATTACCTAAACCCGTGCGGCATGGTAAAAATTCTTCCATTAGGAAGTCTTTGTTACATGGTGCTTGGAAAGAATCGACCATGGCACCTGCTCATTTGACCCCATTTGTTGATAGTTCCGGACTTTTGATTGATCCTTTAGAAAAGGCCATGAGGAAGTTCGAGCCTTGTCCTCTGGATGGTATTTTGCCATTCGATACTCTGTCTCTAACTTTTTCTTCCTTAAGTGATTGGCTGTCTAGGGTTATGACAAAAGTTTGTTCAGACAGTTATTTCACATTTGAGCAAGCTGTTAGGGGGCGGGATGATTTTGATTGTTTTGGACCTATTTCTAGGAAGTTTAGTTGTGGATTTCCATACTCTGACTTTCCTTTAGAATGTGGAACCACCAAACAAGCTTTGTTTGGGAGTGATGGGTCCCTCTCTCTAGATACTGTAGGAGCTAAGATTTTGGAGGCTCATGTTAAAGTAATCTTGGAGGATGCTTTGGAGGGTAAGAGACATATGCATGTTTATAAAGACTCTCTGAAAGACGAAAGGAGGTCTCTTAGAAAAGTTGAATCTGGACAGACTAGGTTGTTTTGTGCAGGGCCCCTCTCTCTTTTGATTGCTAATCGCATGGTGTACGGCCCCTTTATTGTGAATTTTCTTTTGAATCGTATTACCAATGGGTCTGCCGTTGGTGTTAATGCTTTTAGTGATGAGTGGGAAACCATTTACACTAAACTAATATCTGTAGGGAAGGGAAAGAGAAGATTTGGTGCTGGTGATTATGAAGGTTTCGACATTAGACATAGAGCCCGCTTGATCAGTATGGGTTTGAGTGTCATACACAAAGTGGCTGGATTTAGCACTGATCAACTTTCCTTAGTTCGAGTTTTAGATATGGAACTATATAATTCAAAACACGTTAGTGGTTCTACTGTAACTTCGTGGGTTGGTCATCTACCAAGTGGAGCTCTGCTCACTATGATATTGAATTGCATTATTAATTTATTTTGCAAGAGATATAGTTGGCTTAGTGAATTTGGTGCCACGCTCGATGTTG